GAAGGTTATTGTGTTTTTTTTTTCCGTTTGGTTTTTTTATTATCAATCGTGGGATAGCCTAAAAGATAAAACTGGCTTTAATCCGAAATGTTAATTGCAAAAGCTATCTCCTTATCAAAATAAGCTCGCATATCTATGCGGGCTTTTTTATTACCTATCAAACGACGAGGGAAATCAAATGCCTATGAAAGATCCAGATGTATGGGCTTTAATTTGGGCGTGGTTACAGGTCAACATTGGGAATGGGTCAGTTCAAAGCGCCGGCGCCGCTGTTGCAATGTCGCTTTTAAGAATTGGCTTTATGCGAAAAAAACCATCCTTCCGCTATATGTTGATTGATGCAGCTATTTGCGCATCTATTGCTGGTGTAGCTGTTCCAGTTTGTACCCATGTATTCGGTCACGCCGATTTTTCAGCGTTTTTCGGAACGATGATTGGATTTATCGGCACGGAAAAAATCCGTGAATATTTATTCAAGTTCATTAATCGGAGAATTGAAAAAGATGATGCACATTTCACAGACGACGTTCAATAAAATTTTCCCTAACGCAATCGCTGGAATCTATAAAGCGATATCAGACAACATTGAAAAAGCTGGGTGCATTACAAAGGCACAACAAGCTATGTTTATTGCTCAGTGCGGGCATGAAACGCGAGGCTTTACACGTTTTTGCGAAAGCATGAATTATTCTGTTGCCGGATTAAGAGAGACATTTCGCAAATACTTCACTTTAGCGCAAGCGCAAAAATATGGATATGTAAAAAATAAAGCCGGTGTGGTTATTCAAAAAGCCGATCAAGCATCTATTGCTAATATCGCCTATGCAAACCGCATGGGTAACGGCAACCAGGCAACTGGTGACGGCTGGAAGTATAGAGGCCGTGGACTACCGCATCTTACAGGTAAAGATAACTACCTCAGATTCCAAAAATGGTTAGGGAAATCCATTATGCCTGAAGAAGTATCAACTGATTTAGATTTAATCGTTAAATCAGGCGTTTGGTTCTGGCTAGATAAAGATTTAGCTAATTGCACTTCTGTTGAAAAAGCCACACTTCGGATAAACGGTGGAACAAACGGATTAGAAGAGCGCTGTAAGCTCTATCGTGATTTAATGGTGAGCTAATATGGGTAAATACATCTTTGGCGCACTAGGCGCTTTACTGATTGCGTTCTGTTTCATTTTAAGTCATCAAGTCAATGTTATTAATACGCTGAAAGCAGAAAACGCTGCTCAAGCTAAAACAATCGAATTGCAGTCCGAATCAATAACAAAACTTGAGGCTGATATTGCAGAAAATGAACGTCTAACGTTTGAAATCTCGAACGAGGATAACAAAACAAGGGAACAAGTCAATGCGATTATTAAATCTATTCCAAAAGCTGACAAGCAAAGTGATGCGTTTAACGCCAATGCTCCTCTTAGCGTTATTGACTTCTTGCGCAAGTAAACCTCAGGTGGTCACTTGCCCTCGATTGCCGGTTGCTTATTTATCTCATTTAGATAAAACACAATTTGCCGGTGAAACATACGGCGACATTGCGCAATACTCAGTGATTTTAAAACGTGAGCGTGATATGTGTTTAAGCCGCATCGACAAGATTCGTGAATGGCAAACTGAGAAATTAAGTAAATAGGGGAATAAATGTTTTTTTCCAAAATCAAAGAAGAAACTTCGTGAAGAGGGTTTTACCCATCATTGCAAAGTATGGGGAATCCCTTGTTATGTTGGTGGATTGGATGAGGAAGATCCTCTTATCGATACCGCCAACTTTATTCCGAGTTGGGTGTTAGACTTAGCTGATGCAATTTGCTTTACCATGCTAGATTATCAAAATAGAGATAATCCGCATTATTTTAAAGGTTGGTCTATCTATGTAGGCGACCCGCTTTAATTTATTTTTAGGAGGAAAAATGGGTACAACTAAAACTATTGGTGAGGAATTAGTAGGGATTGATTTTAATGTTGGCAATCGAGGTGACGTGCATGAATGTAAATCTCGCTTTGCAGATGCAATAAATCAGTTACAAAAACAATCATGCTCAAGTCCAGAAAAAGAGATGCTAATTAAAGAAGCTCAAAAACGCATTATCGATGCACAAATGTGGGCGGTTAAAGCTATCACTTGGGATTTATAATTAAAGTTCACAATGCCCGCTTAATTGCGGGCTTTTTTATATATCGTTTATGGCAAGAAAGAATTGGAACGCACTTCAAATAGAATATATCAAGTCTTACGCAAAGACTGGTGTATCAGTATCAGAATGGTGCAGAAAGAAAGGGTTAAATTTTGCCAGTGCTAAACGTTATATCAAAAAGCCTGAAACAGCATTCGCACAGTTAGATGAAATCCAAAAGGGTGACAATCGAGAAGTAAAAGCAATTAAGAAAGCCGTTAAAAACAATGCGAATGAAACTTTAGAATCAGAAGTTATTGAATCTAAAGAAGATTTAGAGGAAAACTGCGAAATTAATTGCGAAATTGCGAATAAAACTGCGAAACCATCTAGATTCTCTTCTGAATTGCAATCTCAAAGAAGAAGAAAGCATGGCGGTTACGCTCGTTACTTTAAAGATAAATCAGCCTTTGATGTTGTAGTTGATTTTAGCCTTAAAGACGAGATTGATTTAATGCGCCAACGTGCTATTGCATCAATCGAGAATCTTGAAAAGTTCACTGCTGATTTAAGTCACTGTAAAACGGCTGAAGATAAAGAAGTTACCTATAAGCTAATTAACGCCGCTCAGAACGCATTAGATAGAGCGGTTGCACGAATTGAGAGTTTAAGCCGCACAAATAACGATATTGATTTAGTGCTTGAAACAATCGAATTAAGAAAAGCTCAGACGAAAGAAACCTTGCTTAAAGCAGATAAGCTCGCACAAGAGTTAGGCGCAAGAGCAGCAAGCAAACACAAAGTGGAATACACAATGGATTTTACAGGCGGCGATGATGAAGATTAATTATATCGCCTCGCCAACCTTTCGCCGAGTACATAAATCAAACGCATTAGTAAAGGCAATTCGTGGCCCGATTGGTAGTGGTAAATCAGTTGGGTGTGTAATGGAAATGTTCCGTATTTGCTTAAACCAAGAGCCTAATTCTGATGGTGTTCGCCGTACTCGTTGGGCTTGCGTGCGTAATACTTACCCTGAGTTAAAGGGTACAGTGATCAAAACATTCCAAGACTGGATTCCTGACAGTATTTGCCCGATTAAATATGACAGTCCAATCTCAGGATTGATGAAAATCAATCATCCTGATGGCAAAACAACGGTTGAGGCTGAATTTATGTTCCTATCCATGGATAAGCCAAAAGATGTTAAGAAATTAATGTCACTTGAGCTTACAGGGATTTGGATAAACGAGGCTCAATTCTTGCCAGTATTGCTTGTTACTGAGGCGGTTACTCGTACAGGGCGTTACCCGAAAAAGAGCGTATTAGAGGGATTTGATGGCGCAACTTGGAACGGCATGATTATGGACACAAACTCGCCTGATGACGATCACTGGTGGCATGAATTTGAAACCGCCGTTGATGAGGAAACAGGCGAAAGTCTAACGCCTAAAGGATGGGAGTTCTTCACTCAGCCTGGCGCATTAATTGATATTACAGGCATTCCATATAGCTCTTTATCCAATGAAGTTAAAGCCAATATTGAGGCTGGCTTATACGTTGAATATAAAGGGCATAAATTCGTGGCTAATCCACTTGCTGAGAACGTTGAAAACCATAAGAAAGGTTATGGGTACTGGTTCGATAGCTTGCAAGGTCAAACGCTCAACTGGATTAAATCTCGCATCTGTAATGAGTTCGCAACAGTACAAACAGGTAAACCAGTTTATATGGATCACTTCAACAAAGAATTGCACGTATCAAAAGATAAATTATTGCCGGTTAAAGGATGGCCAACATTTATCGGTCTTGACTTTGGTCTAACGCCAGCCGCAATTATCGGTCAGGTTGCGCCAATCGGTCAGTTACGCATCACTGATGAAGTTGTTGCAACTGGTATGGGGATTGAACGATTTATTCGTGATCAGCTTTCAATTCTACTTAAATCAAAATACAACGGTTGTGAAATTGAAGTAATAGGTGACCCAGCTGGTGTGCAACGTGCGCAAACCAACGAGAAAACGTGCTTTCAAATTCTATTGGAAAACGGCTTTAATGCTCGTCCAGCAGATTCTAACAACACAACAGCTCGCCTTGAGGCAGTTCGTTGGTGGTTATCTCGCTTAGTTGGCAAAGGACAGCCGGCAATGCTTATTAGTCCACACTGTAAAACACTTATCAAAGGTTATGAAACAGGCTATTCATACCGCCTATTAAATATCAGTGGGGAAGATAAATACACAGAAACGCCGGATAAAAACCGTTATTCACATCCACACGATGCAAACCAATATTTATGTTTAGGCGCTATGCCTGATTTATTCAAACAACAGATCATCAACATTAAACCACATCAAGCAATCAGTTCATTGACAGGGTACTAAACAATGGCAGAAGAACAATCCGCATTATTAGAGGCGATCACGAATTTCGGATCAGAGCTAAAAGCAAAATTATTAGAGCAAATTAAACAACGCCAACCAGTTGTTGAACGTTGGGTAAAAGATATGTATCAATATCGCAACCAATATTCAACCTCAACAACAACGGGTAAATCTAAAGTGTTTGTTGGTTATACTCGTGCGAAAACTGATGCTTGGACGGCTCAAATGACAGATATGTTATTCCCGAGCGATGACAAGAATTACAGTATCTCGCCAACGCCTATGCCTAGCATTTCCAATATGGCAAAACAAACCGATAACGGCAATCCGCAAATGGCTGCTCAAATTGATAATGCTCGTGCGATTATGCAACAAGCAAAAGAGCGTGCGGAGGCGATGGAAAAACTAATTGACGATCAGTTGCTCGAATGCGATTACGCTGCTGAGGCTCGCTTATGTTTACATTATGCCGCCGTATTGGGTACAGGTATTTTGCGTGCGCCTATCGTTGATGTTGTGGAATCAAAAGTATGGTCAGAAGATGCTATGGGGCAATGGAATGGCGAGATTGTGGCTAAAACAATTCCGGCTGCTCGTTTAGTATTGCCGTGGGATTTTGTGCCGGATATGACCGCATCCACAATCAAAGATTGCCAATTCGTTTTTGAACGCAGTTACGTTACGAAAAAACAATTACAGTCTTTAGCTAAAAATCCATACTACTTGAAAGATAACGTGCTTGAGCTTTGCGAATTAGACGGCTCAGATACGAAAACAGCAAGCTCAGATATGGATGGTTATGTTGATACGTTGAGAACGTTATCAGGCTTAGAAACACAGAGCAAAGACAACCGCTATGAGCTATGGACTTATCATGGCGGCATTCCATTGAGCGTATTAGAGAGCGCCAATTCTCAATTAGGTGAGGGCAATAAGCTCAATATTCCGAACGATGAAGAATCAAAGGCGGCTAATCTTGAAATTGATGGCGTGATCGTGATGGCGGGCAACGGTAAGATTTTAAGCGTAAATCTCAATCCGTTAGATTCAGCCGAATACCCTTACTCAATTTACACTTGCGAGCCTGATGTATGCTGCGTATTTGGCTTTGGTATTCCTTACCTTTGCCGTGATGCACAAGAGATTTTAAATACCGCTTGGCGAGGCATGATTGATAACGGCGTTTTAGGTATCGGGCCACAAGCAGTCGTGAATAGCAGTGTATTAAGTCCAGTGGACGGCTCTTGGGAATTAGCTCCCTATAAACTATGGCGCACTACTGACCGAGCAACAGCCAACGCAACGATTGAGGCTCAAAGAGCCTTTGGAATCTTTGATATTAGCAGTCGTCAGCAAGAATTTGCCAATATCATTCAACTTTCAAAATCATTTATGGATGAAGAAAGTGGATTGCCAATGATTTCACAAGGCGAGCAAGGACAGGTTACGCCAACGCTAGGCGGTATGTCTATGCTAATGAATGCCGCAAATGCAGTACGCCGCAGACAAGTGAAAGAGTGGGATGATGCAGTCACTAAACCATTAATTCGCCGATTCTATGAATACAACATGGCAATGAGCGATGATCCGAATATCAAAGGCGATATGCAGATTGTTGCTCGTGGTACATCAGCGCTATTGGTTAAAGAAACTCAAACAGCACAGATTATCGATATTTTCCAAAAGTTCGGTCAGCATCCGCAATTAATGTATGCCTTTGACTGGTACGATGGCGCTAAAACATTGATGCAATCAATGAGCATGGGAACGCAAACCATGCTTATCCCTCGTGATGAGTACGAACAAAAATTACAGGAAATGCAAGAATCTCAAGCATCACAACCGCAAGATCCTGAAATTCTAAAAGTACAAATGCAAATGCAGATTGCACAACAAAAACAACAGCACGAAATGCAGTTGGAGCAGATGAAAATTCAAAGTCAAATTCAGATTGAGCAAATGAAAGTTCAAATCAAAGAGAAAGAGCTTGAAATCAAAATGCTCGAAGTGCAAATGACACAACAATCACAACAAGCACGCCTAGATTTAGACGAAAAACTAAGTACGGCAAAACTCACAACCGATTTACAACTTCAAACTGGTAAACAAGCAATAGATTTAGAGAAATTTAAAACAGAAGTGGCATTGAAGAGTACGCCGCTCGCTAAT